TCATTATAAAGTTTTTTATCATTGGTTATTTGATGGACAGAGAAACTCTCCAATACCAAAGGCAACAGAAAAAATAAATTTATTGAAGTATAATTCTCCGATTAATAATAATTTTCTTTTATCTTTATTTATGAATAATGGAAACTTAAATCATTATCTTAATACATATTTTAATAATATGGGTTTACATTATATGAAAAGAGAAGATATGTTTAAATTTATTAAAAAATGTGTCCAAGATTTTAGAGTTAAGAGACGAGATATTATATTTTATAAATTTACTTATCAAGAAAAATTATATACTGTACTTAGAGATAAATTTCCACAATTTAAAAATGATGATATAAAATTACTTTCGGAATTAATTAATGATTCAAAAGATAAAGCTACTATATGGGAATCATTAGGTTTAAAATTACCAACGAAGAAAAAATTAAAAAGATCTCAGAAGAAAAAGAAAATTGAAAAAATTTCATCGGACGCTTTTTTAAATGAACATTTTTCAATGGTATAATAGAACAATAAAAGAATGTGGGACTCGAACCCACCGCACCAATAATCTTTTATTTAGTAATTAATATATATAGAATAACAAACTTACCTGAAGAACATAATAATAAAAAATAAGGAGATGATATTTGTTTTCATTAAAGAAATCTTTTGCAAATTGCTTAAATTGTGATTTGTTAGAAGAACCATCTTGTATTTTAGAAACTAATTGTGAAAAAGATTTATCCAAAGTTGATATTATTTTTGTAGCAGAGAACCCAGGTAAAGATGAGGTTAAAAAAGAAAGACCTTTAGTAGGTCGGTCTGGTAAAAAATTCCGTCAATATTTTGAAAAATATGGATTACATAAAAAGAATTACTTATTGACCAATACAGTGTTATGTCAAACTTTAGATGAGGATGGAAAAACTACTAATCCTGATTCTGAAACAATAGAATTATGTAAAATAAATTCCATGAATATTATTCAACAATGTCAACCCAAATTAGTCGTTTTAATGGGAACATCACCAATGAGTGCCTTTGGTATTGCGAAGAAAGGTATCACTTCAATACACGAGAAATACAAGGTTTATGATTGGGAAGGTTTTAAGACTATGGTTATAGTTCACCCATCATTTGTTAATCGTAATTTAGGATCTTGGGAAGATAAATTTGATCTTGCTTTTCAAAAAATATCTAAAAAGATTGGTGGTAAAAAAATAAAAGCAGATACAACTGTTAAGAACAAAGTAATTGGAAAAGGGATTCATTACTATACTATACCAGAAAAATATTATACTGATGAATATAGATTAGTTGATATACAATATTTAAAACAAGCAGAAAAAGTATTGTATATTTTTAGAGATAAAGATAACAAAAAAATCTATCATAAAGAGAAAGATAATTTTGTTTGTTATCAAAGTCCTAAACAATCAGAATCTCCTAAAATAATTCCTTATGATAATTTAGAACAAATCTCAATTAAGTATGGAGATAGATATCAATTAGATTCTAATATTACTTATGAGGGAGATGTTAGAATAACTGCTAAACATGCTATTGATTATTATCATTTTAATAAAGGTGATGCTTCAATAGAAAATATGAATATAATGTTTTTTGATATCGAGATTGATGCTGGTATTAATAATAAAGCATTCCCAAATCCAACAGAAGCTAAACATCCTGTGAATATGATTACAGCTATTTATCAAAATCCAAAAAAGACTATTCTGTATGTTTTAGATAATAAAACTGAACCAATAAAACAAATTGATGGAGTTATCTTTAAAATATTTAAACTTAAAGATGAAAAGAAATTATTAACTGAGTTTATAAAAGATTGGAAAAGATATGAACCAGATTTTGTGACTGGTTGGAATGCTATTCCTTTTGATATTGAGTATATTTATAATAGAATGAAAAATATAGGAATACCTCAGCATACATTATCAAGATTCGGTGAAGTTTATGTCGATGGTCAAAAAAATATAGCTAATATTGCTGGTGCTGTTTTTCTAGATCAGTTACATTTATATAAATCATTTACATTTACAAAGAAAGAAAATTATAAACTTGGGTCTATTGCTCAAAATGAAATAGGATATTCTAAAATAGATTTACCATTTCCAATGAATGAAATGTATTGGAAAGCACTTAATAAAACTATTGAATATAATATTCGCGACTCCGTTTTATTAGAAGATCTAGAAAAAAAATTAGGTCATGTTAATCTATTGAAAGAGTTAAGAGAAATTTGTAATGCTAGTTTTGATTCTGCAGCATCTGGTTTTGGTCAAGTAGATTGTACAATGATAACATTCTTAAAAGAAAAAGGGTTTGCTTCAAGAAATTCTAATCCTCATATCCAAAAAGAAAAATATCCAGGCGCATATGTACACCCACCAGAACCAGGAGTTTATGATTATATAACAGATTTTGATTTTACATCTCTATACCCTTCTGTTATTATGACTTATAATATTGGGGTTAATAACTTTGTAATGAAAACTAAAAATCCAGAAATGGGATATAATTTAGCTTATTACCATGATAAGTTACCTGAAACAATAGAAATGATAATAGATCCAACTTATAAACATAAAACAATGAAAGTACAAACTAAATTATTATTAGAAAAAATTAAAGAAGAAAATTTAGTCCATACAATTAATGGTTGTTTCTTTAAAGCTCATGATAAAGAAGTTTCAGTATATAGTCAGGTTTTAGAACATTTATTAAGTTCTAGACGTGCATATAAAAAACAAATGCTTGATGCAAAAGAAGTTGGAGATAAAGCTAAAGTTAATTTTTATGACACTAAACAATTAGTGTATAAGGTTCTTGCTAATATTTTATATGGAGTTATTGCTAATAAAGCATTTAGATTTTTTGATTTGAGTTGTGCTGGTGCTATTACTTTGGGTGGTCAAGAAGCAATTAAAAATTCAATTATCTATGGAGAGACTTTTATGCAACATCTACGAGATAATAAAGATATTGTAACTCCAAAACCTATTGATCAAAAAGAAATGTATTCGGATAAGATGCCAGATAGAAAAATGAAATATATTGTAACTGGTGACACTGATAGTATTTTTTGTTGTTTCCAAGAATTTGATGGTGAAAAATCTGATGAACGAATTAAGAAATGGTGTGATCAAATACAAGAGTATTTAAATGGTGATATTATGAAAATGATAGTTACTAGTCATAATGTTCCATTAGAATTTAATAAATTAGATTTGAAAAATGAATTGATTATTAAACGTGGTTTATTTTTAGCTAAAAAACGTTATGTAATAAATGTTATTAATAATGAAGGGCGTAAAGTTAATGAAACTAATTTTATGGGTCTTGATGTAAAAAGAAGCGATTTTCCATTTGCTTCTAAAGAACTATTAAAACAAATAGTCGATTTAATTATGCATTCAGAAACAGTAAGTATAAATAGAATCAATCAATTTATTAATGAACAAGAGTTTGTATTTAGAAAATTAATTAAAGAAGGTGATAAAATAATAGGTCGACCAGTTGGTTATGGTAAAAAACTTAAAAATTATAAAGTTATACCACAGGGAGTAAGAGCACTAGAAGCATTTAATAAAATATCTTATCATGCTCATGATGTTGGTTCTCGTGGTTATATGTTTAGAGTCAGTGGTATTGATGTAGAAAAAGCTCCAGATGATGTTATTAAAAATTATAATAAATATATACAAGCTGGTAATAAGTTAGAAGTTGTTGCTATTCCAGATGAAGAACCAAAATTACCATCTTATTATATACCAGATATAAAAGGAAATTTAAAATTTGCTTTTCAAGATAGATATGAGTTATTATTAGCTCCTATTAATTTTGCTAAAAAATCAGAAGGAATATTGACATTTTAGAGAGTAATCCTGAAATAATGTAAGAACAAATAAATAAAAGAAAGGAATGTTATGGAAACCGTAAGTTTAATTGAATGTATTAATACATGGCAAGGAGAAGGTATTGATACTGGACAGAGAATGCTTTTATGTAGGTTTAAGTATTGTGATCGAAAATGTAGATGGTGTGATACTCTTGTTAAGATGAGAGCAGAACAAGAATTAGAAGTATCATTATCTAAACTACAAGAAATTATTGATGAAGAACGTACTGGTTTAATGATTACTGGCGGAGAACCAACTTTTTCAAAACAATTAAATCAAACAATAGCTATGTTAAATAAATTAGAATATCCACTTGCTAATGTTGAAACTAATGGACTTGGTTTATTGGATCTAATTAAAAATGTAGACGAAGAAAAACCTGTTCATTATAGCTATTCACCAAAAATTTTTAATGATAAAGATTACGACGAAGCTCTTGAATTATCAGAAAAATTAGCAGATAATATTCATGTATTTATGAAAGTTGTATATGCTAATGAACAAATAGTGTATGATTTTTTGAAAGCTGTTATAAAGATATTTCCATCAAATAGAATTTTTCTGATGCCACAAGGTAAAAATAAAGAAGAAATGTTTTCAAATGCTCAAGATGTATTTGATAAAGCAGAAGAATTTAAAACTAACGTAAGTAGTCGTATGCACTTAGTATATGACTTCGTTTAAAAAAGAACTATAGATAAAACAAATGCCGGAGAGCTGGGAAAGATTCTTAAAGTAGGATACGCGACTGAAATAAGAATTATCACAATGCACTGTGCTGACAGATGGCGCCATCCAAAGCAGTTAGTCAGAGATCAAAGGGGGTAGTGTTCCTTTTCCGGTAATAATTAAGAAGGGAGGTGAGTACCATTAAAGAAGCAAGTTA